ACCTTAAAACCACGAGCCCTTAATAAATCACTACGACTAATCACCTCTACTTTGCATCTTGCTCCAAAACCACTATTCCCAACCACCTCTTGACTAATTGGATTATAATGATTCTCCCAATACAATCTTGATGTAAAAGCTCCGTCCAAACCATTTAAAAATTCACCTGTTTGAAAAGCATACCCCTCGTTTATTTCAGGATCGTATGAAGCACAGATGAAAAACCATTCATTTAAATCATTGGTTGGAACTGATGTATAGGTTCTGCCCGTAAATAATCCATCGTGAGACCAGGTTTTAGTCACCCTTGTATCTTGTCTGGTCTCAATCATGTTACCAAAAGCACTATCGTAAAACTCGTCATCGTTGTGGTCATACACACCCAATCTGATTGCTCTGGTGTAATCATCAACACCCTCATGAATGTTACAAACTGTTTCCAAAGTAAATCCATAAGGACTTTCAGTTGATATTGGATTTCCGAAATTAAACAATGTCCCCCTGCCGGTCTTCCCTAAAAACCTAACCCACATGGTTATGGTAAATCCTTCGGTCAAAAAGGAATCGTTTTTTTGAAACTCTAATTCATCTTCCAATGGAGCTCTTAATATTATTGCCTGATTTGGTTTTCTTATCTTTAAGAATCCACGAGATTTATTTTCATATTCAGGTCTTTCATCTTGAATCGACTCCACAACATTATCAACATCACCAAGATATTGATTCAATGTGTTTCTCATGGTCTCAAGGGTTTTATTTTGATTTACAGGATTTGCCTGAGATTCCAATCTAGTGATGTTTGCAGTCGGTTGATTTTCAAAACTAATTCTACTCCGTTCATCCTCTTGTTGGTTTACAATTGATTCCCCTAAACCATCACCGTCAACATCTTGAAACTCAGGTGGATCTCCTATTAAATTATTGAAGTCTTGAAAGAAATTATTTATTTGGTCTTGCCTCGTGGTTTGGGTGGGCAGTAGTTCAAATATGTTTGTATCCAACACCTCTCTGGCTTTATTGGGATTAATTTTTTCAGAACTGACAGGCGTGGTTACCTGAGATAAATTCAATACATTTACCCAACCGTACCAATACCATTTATCTTCAGATTCATCAACTTTATTTATAAATGCTAACTCACCTATGTTTATTCTTTTTTCTTCGTTATTGGATAAATTATAAATTAATTGATACTTGAATGATTTTATTCTGTACGGATTTTCATTTTCAGGTGTCCCAACTTCTGAAGGATCTCCATCAAATAAGAAATCCAAACCATATTGATTTGTCAATTCAACACCCACAGGACTTCCATTACCATCATTACCTCTGTCTATCGATGACACAAAAGAAAGTCTTGACTGTAAATCAAACTCATCATTAGGACTACTAGCAACGCTAGCGCTTATATCAGTTAGTATTTCATTTATTTTTGAATCCTCATAATCCTTTTTGCTTTCAGGCGTATTGCTATCCTTTTTGTAAAATACTAATTGTTCACCATCCTGTCTACCAGTAACAACCCTGCCGTTTCTGATTGTGGATTGTATTGACTTAACATCTATCTGTGTTGTGGTTTGTCTTTGTCCTACTGGCAACCTCATGTCTTTAAAAGTATAAGTACCGGCATCATCACCAAACTCTTCACCAAACCATTTTGAATATACGGTATCAGCAAACATTTCCCTTATTTGACTGATAGACATTTGTGATGTTATGGTTGTGTCTTCTACCGTATCCTCTAAAATATTATTTGGAATTATTATTTCTTCTGGTATGATATCATGTTCTACTCCTAATACACCTTCACCTACCATGGCAGTTCCATCTTGATGTATATGATATAATCCAAAATAAGGTTGTCCATTATGTTGATAAATCCATTGTGCTGGATTTGTAATTGGTGAATCTAATCCCACCTCTACAATAGGATTATCAGGTGGTGGACTGCTTTGAGTTTCCATTTCCTCTTGTTGTTCTGTTTCTTGTTGCTCACCTTGATAACTAGTAGTGGTTTGTTGTCCAAATGTATCCGTCATACTTTCTTTACCATCACCCCTTCCACCATTACCATTGGAATCATAGTTTGTTATTGATGTTATTTTTGTAGTAGCAATTGATAAGCCTGTATCATCTAAAATTACTATAGAGGAATTTTCTTGAAAGGGTGGTGGAGAATCTGGTAATGTATAATTACTATCTACCAATCCTACAGCATTTGTTTCAGGTATTATATCAGCAACTGCAGTATATCTAGTGCCATTAACTGTATAACTATATGTTACACCCCTTTCTAATTTAGAAGAATTTGCTAAACCAATAGATATAGTACCATAACCACCACCGTAACTTCTCATGGATCCTGAAGTATGATATGACATATTAAGTCCTTAGTATGAATTCAAAATCATCGTCATATACAATTACTTGTCCGTCATTATGATTGACCTTAATTAATATTTTATATGCACGATTTGGTTCAAAAGCATTAAGGTCTTGTTTGAAATAAGGCGAGATTGTATCACAACTCATCGTGGTATAGGCGCTAAAAGGAACGACATCCTCATTAGTACCCATGTCTATTATTGAGTATGAAGCACTACCTTCAGCAAAATAACTACCACTTACAGTTTGTATTGATGTTGTAAAACTCTTGTCAATGTATCTCTTACGAGCACCAAATCTAAACTTGACCGTTTCAGTTTCCTTGTAAGCCTCTCTTTTATGTAATTGATATAAATAATTTTCTACATTACCTGATAAATCTAAACTCGTTAAACTGCCAGTATTCGAGCCTGTCGCTGGTAAATGGTCATCCCATTTTATCTCCAACTTAGGAGAATAGATGGTGTGTGTCTGTCTTGAAAAGAATTTTAAATCTTCAAAACTGCCAGTTGATGTCTCACTACTACCAGATAGTCTTAATAAGAATCCATAATTTTCATTCTCACCGTTCAACCATTTCTGAACTATGGAAGTCACATCCATGTTGATATCAGGTTTTTCTAAGTTGAACGATTGTGTTGCTTCATCATCAGCAATAAAAGTACCACCAGAAGAAGCCCATGATATTTCTGAAGCACCGTCTCTGTTCTTTCTATACTTCCAACTACAACCCTCTGTTGTTTTTGGAACATCAGCTTCCTTACCGACTCCCTCTTCCCAAGACTCACTTAATGGATAAGCAGCTACCGTGTATGTTTCACTCAATCCACTTGTACCCTTTGTCTCGTATAGTCTTAACGATGCCTTGTAATCACTGGCAGCAACATTGGATGAACTTAGAAAACTCTCTATCTCGGTTGTCTCAAATTGTATCAATGCTCTTGTTGGAAAATCAAACTCCCTATTGAAGAATGATTTTTTAATCTCAAGTATCTCATCTTGTCCGACATTCTTATCTTTAAAGTCTTCACCACTTATATTATCAGAGCCACTATTAATAAAAGTATCTTTTACAGCAAAGAAGTAACGATGCATTATACCACCCTCCCGTAGATGTCTCTGTTTGGATTTCTCAACTCAAATACCGCAGGTGTTACGGCTGGTAGAATTATATTTTCCGTGGTCAACGAACCACCACTTTCTTGTTTAGCAAATGAATATTGAAAACCATAACCAGACTCACCATCACTAAAGGTATTGCCTATAGCATCAAGACTGAACATTTTTCTACTCGTGTTCAATCCAATGTCTTCATTGTCTTGTTGAAACAGTATTAATTCTTTAACACCAATTACACCATCTAAACTCAGTATATTATATTGTAAATCATTCAAGTTTATCGTTTGTCTGAATTGCATTTTTTCTATTCTAAAAAAATCTTTTATTACTTCTATGGTTTCTAATTTTATATCAACAGGATTAAATCTCCTATCAGCATTAACGACAAAATTAACACCGAAGTTTATATAGTGTCCTGAATAAAACACATCATCATCAGGACTATTTGTTTCATTAGGATCAAGAGAAAAACCAAAATCTAAAACATCGTTAATCATTCTGAACTGATTTAGGTAAGTTCTTAAATTTTGAAATGCTAACAGAGGTGTCTGTGTTAGTTGTTTATTTTGATTATACGATAAAGTTCTGACCACCAATGTCTGTCCATCAGCTGACCTCTCAACATGAGCCTTTGCTATGTTACCAAACTTAGATGGTAGATTTAATATCCTAGCTTTATAGTCTTCTTTTGTTACACATCTTAACTGTGTGGCAAAATATGATTTAGCATTTTCCTTTATCTCTTCTACGGTTTGACCATCAGTACCACCACTAGCAGGCTCTTCATTGGTCACGGTTATTGCTTCCGTAGAGTTCAATACCTTTGTTAACTCACCCACTTGAGCATTTGAGTTAGCACCACCACCGACTCTATACCTAATTGTCAAGACCGTATTTGCTGGTGTCTCACCTAAGTTCAATGAATTGTTTGCCACAAGTGAATCAACAGCAGCATTTATTGTTGCCATAGGAACACCCGATACATTTATACCTTGTTGTTCTATGACGGAAAAAATACTATTAGAACTACCACTAACATTGTATCTGTATAGTCCATTACCGAATTGAAGTTTAGTCGTATTGGTATTGGGATCTACTGACTTGGTAAACTTTTTATTTGTCTTTATATATTCTAAACTGTAAGGTATTGATACAGCAGATATATCGTCCGATAACTCACCCAAACTGTAGCCAGTTGTTCTATTGACATCATTGGAATAATGAGTCTCTTGTAGTATTCTATCTTGAGCTAAGTAAGGCACTTCATACCATTTCTGATTTGATGAATCAACACAATCTATTACCTCGACAACATTTGTCTCATTTAAATCTAATTCTAAAAACTTTGTCGGTGTTGTAATCGTGAATGTTTTAGTTTTGGTTTCACCTGATATAGCATTTACAAATCTAGTCAAGGTATATCCTGTTGCAAATCCATTGTCATCAAAACTCGTTGGTTCACCTATATCTGGCACATCAGGAGAACCTGAAATGGTAAAGTCAAGCTCATCTAGTGTTTCAAATATTAAGTTTGAATCCACATTTGAGCCTATTTGTAAACCTCTATCTATCAATGGTAATCCACTTAAATCGGGATCATTGTTATCACCTTGAACACCAACATCACGGGTTACCTTTAATCTGACCACGGATGGTGTGATGTTGTTTGTCTTGTATCCTAAAAATTCTGCCAGTCTGACTACATTCCTTTTTTCTGTAGCAGTCGACAATACATTTTCCTTGTAGTTATAATCAATGTAATAACTTAACACATCACCGACATAACTGGCCAATTCTATCAACATCATACCAGGAGATGTCTCATTGAAATCCTTATAGGTATCTGGAAAATATGATTTAGTATAATCAATCAAATCCTGTTTGATGCTTGAAAAATCTTTACTCGTATAATTTACATTACTCGGTACATATTTTTGTTTTTCAGAATAAGCCATTTTACTATCCTAATACAACACCAACCGATTCTAAAGAACCTGGCGCTCTCCTTATGTTAAAAGTTACCTTTATTTTTATTTGATTTCTATCTGAGTTTATCGGTTGAGTGTTCACATCCAACTCCTGTATCTCCACAAAAGGCAACCACTTCTCAAAGGTATCAACTATCTCGTTCTCTATTAGTATGTTGGTATCCTCGTTTATCTGTTGAAATAAAAATCTTCTTAATGCCAAACCAAGATTCGGTTGAAACAACCTCTCACCCTTTTCGGTTTTCAACAATAATCTTATGTTGTTTTTTACAGACTCTATGGTTGTCTTGGTCGTTTTAAAATAACCGTCTTGATTGGGAACTCGACCAAACGGAAAATCAATACCAACTGAAACCCTTGTATCTTGGTCTTCAACGAACTGATTATTTCTTCTATCTAGTATTGGCATTATTTAATTCCTATGCTAATGTTTTTAATTGCACTTTGCTAGTTATCGATTCAACTCCAGCAAAAGCATTATCTGCAGCAGTATTATCTTCATCTATCTTTACTGTAACATTTGTAACACCAGGTCCAGATGGAGTCGTTACAGGAATACCAAGCTGAGTAGCATTCATTGATGTTATCGTAAAGGTTTGAGCCTGTATGAATTCAACTATGTGATTGGTTAACTCTTTAGACATAGCATCTATTTCAGGTGATTCTCCACCTACAGAGTCCACCATAGTCTGTCTTATTTTATTTTCCAAATCTGTTTTAGACTGAGCCATTTTTCATTCTTGATTTTTCATCAGCCTTTTGTAATACCTGAGAGTAATCCTTGTTGAGTGCATTTGCTAAATGGTCTGGTAGTCCTTGAGTGTTGTCCTTAACGGATTTGGTTTCAGCCTCTTTATTGATGTTCTTCCACTCGCCTGATTCAGCAGTCTCTTGTAGTAAATCATTCAATACACTACTCTTGGTTTTGGGTGCTGACACATTTGATTGAGATGTGTTGCCGCCGTTCATCAATTTTTTAAAGTCTGTAGATTGTGGCGCCTGAGTTTTAACTTCATTTATATTATTAATATTACTCTTAACTACTACTTCAT